GGTGATGCGACCTAGCTCCAGTCGGAGCGTGACGGTCGGGTCGTGCTGTTGTTCGTTACTCATTGGGTGTGTTGGGAGGGAGAATGATGGCGTCCTCGACGGACTTCAGTTCGTTGGCGACTTGCTTCATCGACTCAAGTTGCTTGCGGCCTTTCTCGACCAGGTCGACCAGCTCGGAGACGGACATCTCATGCTGGTCCTTCTTGCCCTTGTTGCCGAGGTGGATGGCAGCGGCGATGGCGGACAAGCCATGCCCGGACGCCTCAAGCGTCCATCTTGCGGCCTGGAATCGTACCTGCGGAGGAGCGGACGGATCGGTGAGCAGGGATTGCATCACCTGCCACGCCTGGGTCGCGCCGCCGGTCTTGATGTCCAGGTCGCGCTTCAACTCGATTGCCTCGCGAACCTTGTGCGAGGACAACTGGGAGTTGCCGTCGGCGAAGCCTGCGGTCTTGCCGGCCTGCACGGCGTTGCCGCCGTTGGCGACGTACGCGGCGACGAAGGCTTCCTGCTGCTTGGTCAGCACAGGATCGGCGTCGTGGCGGATGACTAGGCCGCCCTTCCATTGGTCTTTATCGTTTTGCTTTGGCATCTTGTTTGGTTTGCTTCCAGTTGAATCCGTTCTCGACGCACCAACGATGGATATTGACGTGCGGTACGCCGAGCATGAAAGCGACGTCGCCTTGGGTCTTACCCTCGGCGGCAGCCCGGACAATCACACTCTCCCACGTTGATTTGTCGTACTTGCGACACTTGCGGGAGCGTACCTTTTTGAAGCCGATGCCAAGGATTTCCGCCCAGTTCTTGATGGTCGTGACGGAGAAGCCGAGGCGTCTCGCCACCTTCGGCATGCAATGTCCGGCTTCCGCCAAGCGTCGAAGGTCTGCGCGATACTCGCAGATCCTGGCGGCGCGTGACGCGAACATCAGCCGGCCTCGGAAGGACACGGCTCCCCTGTTCTGGAACCGCAGGATTGGGGACTGGATGATTTCGCTCATTGTGCGGCATTGAGTATGGCGGCCTTGCGCATCTTGCGTTCGGGGACGAAGTCGATGCGGTATCCGTAGCGGGCGAAGCCCTGCATGCCAAGGTTATAGGCAAGCCACGTCTCGCCTAGGTTGGGCATCCTGCCTAGCTTGTAGGTCAGTTTCGACCGCAGGTAGGACAGCCAGGAGGTGGCGTACTGGCGGGCGATGACAGGGTCGGACGCCTTGGAGTACGGATAGGTGGGCAGGCCGGCTTGGCGTCGCGCCTGGGAGCAGTCGTCCCACGCATCGCGATGGAACTGGAAAGGTCCCTTCGCTAGTCCAGAATCTCCTAGTGGTGTGGCTGCTCCACGCCCGGAGGATTCGATATGTTCGACGGCATCGACCCAGTGCGTAGGCATAGGTGCGAAGGCCGCTGAAGCCATCAGTATTTCGGTGATCATGTCGGTGGTTGGGAACGCCGACTTTGATGCCTTACTTACCCTTGGCAATCTTCTTTTTTCCAATGGTTTTCTTTTTCCTAGCCCGACCAGTGCCGGAGATGGGAAGGCCGCCTGCGTCGCCATATTTCTTGATGCCTGCCTCGACAATCATGCGACACCTGTCCCACAGACTTACGTTGTCGCGACCGTCGTCGGCCATGCGGATGATGGGTCTGTTGCTCACGGCTTTCGGATGATTATACGCGAGTCTTTGTCATATTCAAACTCTTCCCAATCCTCTGGCTGATACGCGCCAGAGTTGATTTCCGCGCCGACTTCGTCCGATGCGATAGGACCGGTCGGGATGTCCAACCACTTCTTGTCCTTGCCGCCCTTGGCGGCGGCGGCGACCAGTACCTTCTGGACGAGCATGTCGTCCACTAGATGTGCGAATTCCCCTGGGCCGATGGATCGCAGGATGGACGGCAGCTCGCCGCGTCGGCGGTACAGGCCGGACTTGGCGTTCTTGCCCTCGATGGAATAGGGATGACCCTTGCGGGCGGCTAGGGTGACGGCGGCGACAAGCCAAGCCTGCCGCTCCAGGAAGTTGACGTCGTTGAACTTGTCCTTGTCGGTGACGTCGATGAGCGTACCGATTTCCGTACGCAAAAGCGTACGCTCGGAGTCGATCATCTCCGGGTTGTTAGCCTTGATGATGGCCGCCTTCCAGAGGTGCTTGCGGCGCGGGACTAGACCCATGCCCTTCATACGGCGGTCGTAGTCGGAGGCATGCCATACGCCGATGGCGCCACGGAACGCTCCGAGCAAGGCGGACGAACCACGGACCTGGGACGCCATCTGCTCGGCGTTGCGGATTGGCTCGTCGCCCTGCTTCTTGATGTGATGGATGACGATGAGGGCTGCTCCCAGTTCGCCGCCTACTTGACTGGCTACGCGGATGAATTCGTTGATGACGGTCGCGCTGTTCTCTTCGCCGTGCAGCACGGAGTTGAGGGTGTCGATGACGACCAACTGGAGGTTCGGGATCTGCCGGAGTAGGGCGAAGAATTCCAGCCACTTGCGGGAAGGCTTCGACTCCTGGGTCTTCGGGTCACGCTCGACGAGGGCGAACGCACCGCCGGAGTTGATGGACGGCAGGATGATTAGGTCGTCGCCGGCTTCGCGTCGGCGGCTGCCGTCGGCGTCCATATCAGCCAGTCGGATGTGCAGCTCGTCCTTGTCGTCCTCGGTGGTGAGGATGACGACCGCACCCTTGCGCATCACAGGCATACCGCACCAGGTGTCGCCCTCGCGGCGCGCGCTGATCTTCAAGGCTAGGTCTAGGACCATGAAGGTCTTGCCTGCGCCGCCTTCGGCGACGAGCAATTGATGCTTGGCGGCCTGCAACCAGCTCTGGACGAGGAACTGACGCTCCGGTCGGGGCGAGAGACTCCATCGGTGGGCAGCCCATACTGCCAGACCTTTGCCCTCCTCAAGGATGGGCTTCTCCGGCTCCGGCATCGGACCGTTGTTGTGGATGTCGTTGCGGAGCAAGCCAAGCCACTCGGTGTCGAAGCGGTTCTCTGGCCAGGGCGGAGTCATATGCGCCTGCATCCAGCCGTAGGTGGCGAGGCGCGCAGCGTCTAGGGTCATCTTCCCGATGCGGGCGGTATGGATGTAATGGCCGGCGACTCCGTTGAATGCCGACCACCTAGTCGTGCCTTCTCCGCCGGCGGCGACGTCGGCGGTCAACATCTGGACAGCCGGCGTATGCGTCTTCGGCATGAGCGGATCGACCGGGGCTTCCTTGATAGCCCATTCGGATTCGGGCATAAGCATTGCGGCCATGTTCGGATTGGACACGGCGCAAGCCCACTCATAACGCTCGACCACGACGAGGCGTCGGACGCCGGACTTGCCGTGGATAGATCCGGCCAGGCGGATGGGCTGGTGCGCGCGTCCGTAGGGGTTGCCGTCCACGCCTAGGCCGAACTGGATGTCAGCCCCGGCCTTGCGGGCGATGGCGTCGCGGATGGCTACCACCTCCGGAACGGTGACGTCATCAACCTGCCAGTAAGCGTGACGCTTCGGCTTGCCGTCTTCGGTCGTGCCTCCGGACAAGACGACCATCGTCGCCTTGCCGAAGTGCTGCTCGACGAAGGCGAGCTTGGCGTCGGTGTCGCCGGTGTCGAAGTCGGCGCACACGGTGCGGAAGACGTCGCAGTTCTCCGCCGTTCCTCGGTCGGCCTTCAAGGTGCAAGGCACGATGAAGGTGGCGACGTCGTGCTGTCCCCAGCGGGTGGTGTGGAAGATCACGGACGAGACGAACCGCTCCCAGCCGATACGCTCCGGCTCCAGGAAGATGTCCTCGCGGAAGACGCCCTCGCGAGCGGTGCCTTTCTCGCCGATGCCCCGGAGGCAGACGTAGCCCTTCGGAGCGTCGCCAAAAAGGAGGTGCAGATGCCGTGCAACGGCATCGTTGTCTACGATGGGATCCATCGTCAGCCTTGGTTGCGCTTGGCTTCGTATGCAGCGATGGCTTCGCCAATCCAAGACATCACAGGTACTGCCATTGAGTTGCCGCAGGCCTTGTAACGCGGACCATCGGGACATTCCTCCGCAGGCTTACCCTTCCAAGGGATTCTGGACCAAAATTTTGGAAACCCCTGGAGGGCTTCGCATTCCTCCGGCGTCAAGCGACGCACGGCCATCGGCACCTGGGGCGTAAGCACGGTACCAACGTGGTTGGCATCGGACGCAGCACCGGTCACCGTCTGGCTAATCTTCGACGCGGTCTGATTGTAAGCGTCAAATGCGATAGGCTCTCCGTTCTGAACGAGAGGTACGTTGCCTCCGCCTGTGCCAAACTTGGCGGCCACGGTGGGTGCTACGTCTAGCGGGCCGGTAACGCGGGAGTCCTGGGCGTGGTTCTCATATACGGATCCGACGATGAAACTCTGCATGTGATGCGACTGTGCGCTTGCCTGGATGGATGTGACACAGGTCGAAACATCAATAGGCTTTGCGTGGAAGGTGTTATTCTTGCTGTCCTCTCGGATGGAGAAGCCCTGCACTACGGCGTGGGTCGTGCGCGTATCGCCAAGGTCGAAGTTGTTGAGGGTGTTGCTAGCTTCTGCCTCGACCCAAGTCTCATGATCGGTCGTGGACTGGGCGCGCTTGGACTTGCGGAAAGGCACGGCGGCAGCCTGCGCGCCGGTCGTGTCGATGGTGTAGGCAGGATCGCCTGGGTTGCCGACGCCTATGCCGTTCTGGTTCTTCTCCATCTCGCGTCCGTCCTGGATCGGGATGGCTTGCTGGGCCAGATGTACGGCGGTGATTTCATCAATTGCCTCCTGCGACGAACCTCCACGGCTACCCTTGCAGGTCGTGACGGTCGGGGCGACGACAGGATGCACGATGCCGATGCCGCCTTGGTTCTTTGACGGACAGGCGTTGGACGTATCTAGGGTCTTCGCAAGATCCACCTCCCTGCATCCGCTGTTAGGGTTGGGAGACTTCATCGAGTTGGAGGACAGGGAGTCGAAGCTGTAGGCCGTGGGTTGGGCAAGCCACTGGTCGGGAGAAGTGGCGATGGTGAACGCCTTCTCTTCGCTGCCGAGGAAGCCCTTGCCTGCGCCCTTACCAGGAGTGCCGCCCTGCTCGCCAGTATCGACCGGCGAACCTCCGCGAATCTTGAACATCATCGGTACGCACTTGCCCTCCTGGACGTATTGATTTCCTACGCCCTTGAAGTCCCTCGCACACAAAGTTCCAACAGTATTATCATCGTGACAAGGAGTTGGCGGTTCGGTCGGGATGACGTGTCCGCTGACGACAGACTGGTGGCTCAACTTGCCGCCGCCGCATTCGGTATCTAGCGTTCCGACTACATTAGGAACGACGACGCCCTGGAAGTTATCCTTGTCCGGCATCAGTTGATCCATCCCCTTGCGCGTAAGGGTGTTCACGACGTCCGCGCCGTTCCAGTATTGAGGGATGATGTTGGCGGCAGATCCATCGCAGGCCAACCCTGCGTCAGCACCCTTTGCCCACTTGGCGGTTACTGTTGCGGAGGCAGGGAGGAGGCCGTCTGCTCCAACGCGGATTTTAGCATCGGAGGAAGATCCTTTCCGCGTTTGCTTGCCCTTCTCAAGATACCGAGACAAGCCTTCGGCGATAGATAGAATCTCTGCGGCAGCTTTCCAGTCTCCAAGACCTGTGACAGGGTCGCGATAGGCCATGACGAAGACTCGCCGGCGACGTTGCGGGGTGCCTCGGAAATATTGAGCGTCCAAGATTCTCCAGGCGACGCCATACCCGCGCTCGACCAGCCCTTGAACGAAGCATCCGAAGTCAGATCCTTTAGGTTGACCGGACGACAGGACGCCAGGGACGTTCTCCCATAGGACGTAGCGGGGATTGAGCTTTGCAGCCAGGTCAAGAAAGGAGAGCATGAGCTGTCCGCGTGGGTCGTTGAGGCCGCCTCTTTTGCCTGCGACGGAGAA